CAGTTTGTTCGATGACACAGCTTTCGAGTTAGCTCCTGTACCTGATTCGAACTACACCATTGAACTACATTATTTACACAAACCAGCCTCGCTAACAAGCGGTAGTGACAGCGGTACAACTTTCTTGTCAACGGATTATCCCGATGCCTTGTTGTACGGTACATTAGTAGAGGGAGCAGTGTTCCTAAAAGAACCTCCTGATGTCGTTGCCCAATATGAGGCAAGATTCAAGGAGGCGATAAGTCGGATGAAGAATATATCTGAGGGTCGAGCAACCCGAGATGAATACAGATACGATTCTTTGCGTGGCTCAGTGACTTAGTGGAAGAGAACAATCTCAAATCAGTAGCTATAGTGGGTCTTGGTATTTCACAAGTAGATTTTGCTATTGGTCAACAAAACGGACAATCTTGGGACGAAGTTTGGTGTATCAACTCAGCTGGTGGCACTTACCCTTGTGACAAAATATTTATGTTAGACCCTGCAAGCAGATTTTATGATAGTAATGATGCGGGACACCAAACTAATTCTATGGTCAAGGTGTTACAAGAAACAGAAGTACCTGTTTACACCTGTGAGCTTGATGAAAGAATAAAAAATCCTGTGTTGTTTCCTGTTGAAAAGGTCTGCAATGCGACAAGTTGTGCCTACATGAACAACACCGTTGCCTATGCCATCGCATACGCACTTTACAAAAAAGTAAAACGCATCGATTTATTTGGTATAGATTTTTCTTACAAAGAGAATTTACATTTTGCAGAGGCAGGTAGAGCCTGTGTAGAGTTTTGGATAAGTAAGTGTATGGCGAGTGGTATGCAAGTAGGTATTAGTGGCAGGTCAACTTTGTTAGACTCTAATATGCCAGCAACTAATAAATTATATGGGT